GAGAAGTGGAACGCAAGCTCGCAACAGAAGAACCGGAACAGCCAGAACCAGCCAGAGAAGAGTTGGCTCCTGAACCAGTGCCAGCCATCCAGGAGCCAGCTCCCCCACTTATCGAACCTTCACAACCCACACAGCCTGCACCTACTGAACCGGAAACGCAGGAAGAGATCCGCAGACGATTACTCGTCAAGAAGGCTTTGGAGAATGCCTGACTGCATCTACCATTTTCAGTACCGAGGCAAAAACATCTGCCTCAGCGCACCGAGCCACATCTCACCGTGCGGTGCATGTCCACGCGCCTCAACTGTCTTGAGTGGCTCAGGAGAATTCAGACCGGCCATGAAAGGCAAACTGAAGTTCTCCATCCAGGCATCTGAACCAGTCCTAGCGACCCTGGCAAAGGATCCACGCCTCGAAGTCGTCAAGTCGGTTCCTCATATCGAGACTATGTATGCTAACGCGACCGAGGAGGACATCGTAGAGATGAAAATGGAGAACAAAGACAAGCTAGTCACATTCGCTAAAGCAATTCCGTTTCGCAGTGTGAGATAGTTTGACTCATGGAATCTGCAGACGCCTCGGAGTCACCCGCCTCTGGAGTCTAAAGATCACGGGAAAAGGGATCCTGGTAGGCGTCATTGGAACAGGCATAGATCTCGGGCATCCGGATCTTGAAGGCAAGATTCAAGCGACGAAAGATTTCACGACGCATGGGATCTCAGATGACATCGGCCACGACACAGCTATCGCAGGAATAATCGCAGCCAAAGGCGCGAAGAACTGGCGACTGAGAGGACTAGCATACGAAACGCAACTCGTCATCGCCAAGGTCACACAGTTTGACGGATCAGCCGAGGAAGATGTTCTGATCGATGCTCTCGAGTGGCTGGCAAGTCAAGGCGTTCAAGTCATAAACTTCAGCATAACAAGCGACTCTGTCACAGATGGCCGAGATCCTGTCTCGAGAGAAGTCAACTACTTAGTTCAGAAGCGAGGCATTGGTGTTGTCTGTGCAGCAGGCAACTACGGACCAGCTCACTACACGATCGGTTCTCCGGGCGTAGCCGAACAAGCCATCACAGTCGGGTGCGTCAACAACCAAGACGTTTTGAGACTGGCGTCTTCTCGCGGTCCTACTTTGGATGGCCGTGTGAAGCCTGATGCTGTGGCGCCAGGTGAACGAATTCTCTGCCCGAGAGCTCACAACACCACGTCCTGCGATATTCACAGTGACTTCTACGGATTCTTCGATCTCACCAGCATCGCCACACCACATGTAACGGGGATCTATGCGCTACTCAGGCAAGCATTTCAAAAAGCCACTCCGCAACAACTCAAACAAGCAATCCTCGAATCCTGTGATCCCGCGTACATGCCGATCGTCTCGAGAATCACTTCGCTGCCTAGCGGTTTCTTCTACCGCCTGCAGGCCGCTTTGAAACGATTCTTCTCGAGAAAGAAGTTTGACGAGAAACATTCCATCGGCCACGGACGTGTGAACGCGTACCGAGCCTACCTCAAACTCAAAGAGTTGATGAATGTTGGGAAAACGTAGATTTTGGCCAGCAAGCCTCCAACCGCACCACGGGGGACTGGAGAATGTGCGAAAATACGCCACGGCTCTGTTTGTGGGTTCAGCAATAGCGGCGGTTCTTCTGCTCTCGCTGCTTCGAGAGCCCCTGGTCCATGTTGTCGAGATTCTTCTGCAGTCAAAACCTGTTCCAGTCAGTGCTGCAGTTCTACTGTTGCTGCTGATGATCTGCATCTTCAACATCTCGGTTTCCTTGTTCACGTTTGGCGCCTTGTTTCTGTTGAAAGATGCCTTGCGAGAAGTTGGAGAAAGACTGCCGAGGAGAACGCGGGGAGGTGAAACGTGATGCTTCCACTATTAGTTGTCATCCTGGGGCTCGTTGTGCTAGCCATCCTGGGAGGCATGTTGTTCTCAGTCGTGATAGGCATCGCTATCCACATCGCTCTGAGGATCCTGCTGCTGCTGGTGGTACTGGCAGCTTGCCTGTGGGTTGGCGGGTGGGTTCTGACCCTCCTTGCCTGGTAAAGGCAGCCCGATCACGGGGCTGAGACTGAATCCTACGGTCCGAACTTTCCTAGAACTAGACGCAAAACAGCGCGGAATAACAATATCAGGGCTGATCCGCGCCATTCTGGATGGCTATGCACGGAAAAAAACAGGGTGTTTAACACCCTATTTTTCTATGAGTGAGAAGGCTTTGGAAAGGGTTGCACACGTGAAATTTCTCCAAGCGATCGGTCGACTAAGGTTCATCATAGCGGGATCTCGCCTTGACATACCAGCTTTGCGAGAGAAGAAGCTCATAGAAGTTGCTGACATCATTGATCAATTGAGTGCTTTGGCAGCGAAAGCCAAGGCAGTCCAGAACCGTCTCTACATCCACGACCGCATAGCTCGCTTCTACCGGATCTGGGACGCGATGGCGAAGAACGCCGAGTACGACGACATCAAACGCATGCTTGACGAAATGGAGGCAGACGAGATTGTCAGGATGGGCGAGTCTCAGGAAACGAGCGATACGACTCAAGGAAAGCAGAGTGAAGCTAGACCAGTCGACAGCCAACCTACTCAAGAAAACAAAGGATGATCCGGTCGCATTCGGCAAAAGATTCCTCAGCTTCACAGCTCTACCCTACCAAGAGAAAATTCTCACAGACAAATCGAAACGCATCGTAGTGCGCATGAGCCGTCAAGCCGGAAAGACCACAACTATCGCGGTTCGAGGCATCTGGTTCGCCGCGACGCACCCCAAAACGCTGTCACTGATCGTGGCTCCCTCTCTTCGTCAATCAATGATTATGATGGACCGGGTCCAAGGCTTCCTCTACGGCATGAAACCGGAGGAACGCAAAGCCATCGTTGGCAAGATGCAGCGAACTACGATCTGGTTCAGAAACCTCAGCCAAATGGTCGCGCTTCCATGTTCACCGAACCTACTGCGCGGGTACACGGCCCACCAAGTGCTGGCCGACGAGGCGGCATTCTTCCGAGATGACGAAATAATCTTCTACAACATCTTGTACCCGATGCTGGCCACCACGGATGGAACACTCATCGCATCATCAACCCCCTGGGCCACAAAATCCGTCTTCTACCAAATGTGCAAGGACCCGAAACTCGAGAAGATCTGGTCCCGTCACCATGTGACTTGGAGAGACGTTGTCGCTGCAGGCCTCATGACCCAGGAATTCATCGACGAGATGCGCACCGTCAGCCCACCGGAACGATTCATTCGGGAGTTCGAGGCGGAATTCAGCGAAGATGTTGATGCCTACCTGCCCCGAGATTTCATCGTCGCCTGCATCTGGACAGACAAATGGCATGACCTGAACCCTCACCAGATCTACTACCCGTTCGAGTCAACGCCGAAGGGTCGATTCAGTGTCGGCATCGATCTGGGTGAAATTCACGACCATTCCGTGGTCTCAGTGGTGGAGAGATGGAACAATCGCATTGGCCTGGTCCACTGTCATCAATTTCCGCTGAACACGCCTTACGCGACCGTGATCGGCTACACGAAAGCTCTCTGCGAACGCTTCCAGGAAGTTGAGAAGGTCCTCGTGGATGCAACTCGAGAGAGTTATGTCGTCAAAGACATGCAGGGAGCTGGAGTCACGCAGGCCGCACCTGTCATCTTCAGCATGCAGTCGAAGATGGAGATGGCGAAATACTTCAAGGAGCAGATGCAGCTCAAAACCTTCGCCCTGCCCTACGATCCTGATGTCATCGCTGAATTGAATGTTGAGAAGTACGAGCTCACCAAAGATGGCAACGTCAAATTCAATCACGACGAAGGGACCCACGATGACCGGTTCTGGTCCATCGCCCTCGCAGTCTACGCGTCTCGAGAAAGCGAAGCACCAGCTTTCATTCCAATAAGGAAGCGGTAGAATGGCCATCTATCTCACAGAGTACAGGGATTATCAAGGGCGACGATGGTGCGGCCCGAACATTCGAGCCAAGAATCTTACGGAAGCAAACAGGGCCCTGAATGCGCTCAGGAAAACAAGGGTTGACGGCGTCCCAGCTGAGACCATGGAAGCACTGAGAGAATCAATACTCATTGTCGGAGTCCTAGTTGAGACGATTGATTATGAAACCAGAGAACAAACGCTCTACACACCGCCACAAGAAGAATGTCTTCAAAGAGTGCGTCATGTGCCACCGCCTAATCCTCTCTGACGAGATCAAGAAACTAGAAGTAGAGTTGCTGACTGGCCAGCATGTTCGCCTTCCGGTCTGCGAACTCTGCCGAGTTGACCCGAAGAAGACTCGCTTCTACATCGCGCAGCAGCTGAGGAAGAAGAAATGGCCAGATGCGAACGCTGCAAGGAGACGCGAGAACTCTACGAGATCACTCTGATTCTATGTCATGAATGTCGAATCGAGTTGGAGAAGTGGTTGAAACGCAGAAAGAAGAAAGAATGATATTCAGAATAGCTTCGCGCTTCTTCCCATACACGGGAGGCAAACATTTCCTCGTCAAGAAACTGCTGCCACTGATTCCTCCGCACCGCGTGTACGTGGAAGTGTTCGGAGGCGCAGCGGCTCTACTGTTCGCCAAGCAACCCAGCCAAGAAGAGGTCTACAACGACATAGACTCAAACCTTGTCAACGTGTTCATGGTTGTGAGAGATCGAAAGGATGAATTCCTGAAGCGTCTCGAGTGGCTTCCGTACAGTAGAGAACTGTACGCGCGATTCACGAAAGACCTGGACGAAGGCAAAATAGTAGATCCTCTCGAGCGGGCCGTAGCATTCTTCTACTGCATGAGGTCCTGCTTCGCTGGGCGGTTTGGGTCCGGATGGGCCTTCACCAGAAAGGGTCGTAGTCGAGCCAGTCGCTGGGCCAACCTTCCAGAATCTCTAGCTTCGATCGCGGAGAGAATACGGAAGCTCGATATCGACCATCTGGATTTCAGGCAATGCGTAAAGAACCGGGATGCTCCTGATGTGTTCTTTTTCCTCGATCCGCCCTACCTCGACGTTAAGCAAGCCAACAGACTTGCAATGACTGAACAGGACCATATGGATCTGGCCGACCTCTTGCTGTCAGTTCAAGGGAAATGGCTTCTCACATACGGCAACCATCCCCTGATCCGCAGACTCTACCGCAACCGAGGCTTTGTCGTTCAGACAGTCCGTTCCAGTATGGCGTCCCGAAAATGGGGACAAGGATTGCGCACAGGAGAAGGCGCACTGGTCAACCTCGTGATTCGCAACTACAAGCTGCGTGGAAACTAGCTCGTAGGTAAGCAGGTAGGTAGACAAGTAGGTAAGTAGTTTTGAGCAGAAAAGAAGGCGGATTCTTCAGCAGCATCACGCGCAAGATCAAGATTCCCGCTTTTGATCGATTTCAGAAACTGCCTGGCAAACTAGCTGAAGCCGTAAAGGATGCCACATCTGAGAAAGGGCTTTTCATTCCCGCTGTCAAGACGAGGCTTGGAGAACAACCGTCGGTCAGCCTCGCCACACTTGTAGATTACTACGCGAAAGATCCAGCTGTCATGGCTTCAGTCGACTACATGAGTGAACAGATCGCAGGCGCAGGTTTCTACACGGTCTGCAACGCAGGCTTCGAAGACAGCAAGAAGATCGTTGACGAGTTCTGCGCCACGGTGAACATGGACGCTTTGCTGATGCAAATCTCGAAGGAGGTCGTGTTCAGTGGCAACAGTTTCTCGGAAAGGGTCTTCGACAA